TATATGTTTTTGTCATCCGCTTGTGCAATCGCTGTAGTTAGAGCAATCGTAGTCGCATAACAAAGACCCGCTTCATCAATCAATTCTACTTCATCGCCTTTACATATTTTTGATATGTTAGGCACATCGTTTTGAAGTGAAATAAAATTCATCAATTCAATAGCACACTCTTGACCAACATCGCCCTCGAAGAGTTTTTGTCTCAACTCTTTAGGCGGGTTAGTTTTTAGTGTATCGCTTAACCTTACCCAACTTCTTGGACTTGGTTGCGGGTCATTAGATTTTGGGTCAAAGTCCCAAAGTAGCTGTGGCATAAATCTAATTAGACCTTGGACATTCAAGTCAACATCGTTGCTATCAGCCCAGTCTAACCAGTCGTTTACATCGTGAGTAAACTGAATAGCGGTAGTCCTATCTTGACAATGTCTAAGGACTTTATTCGCTCCGCTTCTATCAGTATGTCTATTACCCGCTAGGACAATTTTCCACCCATTAGGAAAAACATAATCGCCAATTTTTCGCTCTTCGTTTTTTCCTTTTGGGTCGAGTAATTGACCTATCGTTGCTTGGACTGAAGAATGTGCTTGTGCAAATTCATCCAAGAAAAATAGACCCTCGCCACTCTTAGGCAAATTACCTAAAAATGCTTTCTTTTGTTCCCCCTCTTCAATGTAAGGGAGACCGCCTAAGTCGATACTTTCAACTAATCCTAAACGAAAAGAGATAAATCCAAATTCATCATCTTTTGGCTTCGTGTTATCAGTTAAAGTTCTACCATTCGCAAGTTCTTCCGCAATCTCTTTAACGATAGCGGATTTACCAACACCAGTACCACCAATTAAGAATGGAATATTACTTCCTTTCAAAATATGTAGGCATGATTTTTTTGCTTCACTAGGTTTAAACATAATTAATTCCTCCAAGAATTTTAAGTTTAATATTTGTTAGCAAATTGCTAACACCAAGACTAGATAATTGCTTATCTAGTTTCGCCAAAATTTCATTGGCTCATCAGTTGGTTTATCTTAGATGTTTGGATAGTGAATTATAGTTGTCATTAATAAACATATCGCATACTTCAACTTTCCTATCTAAGAACATTTTTTTAGACCCATATCCGCATCCAAAATGATATGGACTAACAAGATTTTTTTCTTGTTTCCATTTTTGTTTTTTGGATTTCCAACGAGCAATTTCTAAAACATAGTGAATTGCTTTTTGCTTTTTGTTTGGTTGTGCAACTTCACAAAATTCAAAAACACTTTGTGGAATATCCTCGTACTTCATTTCTAAAATTGCTTTAGCAAAGTCTATAAAAGTCGTTTTCATAATTTAACCCTCCAATGGTTAGTTTCTTGTACCCACCCATTTACTAACGCCATGCTAGTAAACTGGATACTCATTCAGCTTGTTAATTCAAGGACTGTTGGAGCAGTCCCAAAAGTTATATATCTTTAAGTAAGTCCATATCAATTTTGTATCAATGGCAAAAAGATAATTTCCTTTTGGTCTTGGGGGTCTCGCTGAAGTCATCACGACTTTAACTATCCTATTGTTTCCCACTAGCTACCTTAAAGCGAATTCATTATTGGACTGGACTAACCTTTTCTTTCCAATAAGTCTGATTAAGTTTAACCTCTTAATCCTAGGACTTAGGTTTTCAACTTTACCTCTTTCGAGACCCTTGCGGGTAGTTGGCTACAGTTTAGAGTCATAATCGTTTTGGACTTCGTTAAGAACATTATGCATATTCTGAACATCATTTCAAACACTTTATTAATTATTTACCAGTTCATTATTTTTGCTATCGTTTTGTGAGCATTATATTTTCTCCATACATGAGATAAGATTTCAGTATGAGCAAAGAAGAGAAACCAAAATTAAAAGTAGTAAAACAAGATAAAGATTTAACGATTAAGCAACGCCAGTTTGTGGATGAAATTATCAAGGGAAAGTTAGGTAGTTATAAAGAAGCATATGCGAAAGTTTATGATGTTGAATTAACCAAGACTGGGAAGATACCAAAATGGGTAGAAGTCGAAGCAAGTCGTTTAGTCGCTAACCCTAAGATAGCACTAAGCATACAAAAGGCTATCCAAAGAAAAGAGCAGTCATCAGTAGCTACATCGCTAAGGACAAGAAACTATGTCATCGAGCAGTTATATAGAGAAAGCAAAGAAGCGGATAGCGATGCATCAAGAGTTCGAGCATTGGAATTACTGGGTAAGAGCGTATCGTTATTTAGTGATGTCGTTGAGACCAAAGAAGCGAGAACAAGTGATGAAGTCGAGCGAGATATTGAAGAGCGAATAGAAGCATTACTCAATAAACAATAGACAACCAACAACCAACTATCTAATCATGCATTATGTGTGCTGTGTGTGTGCTGTGTGCTGTGTGATTTTGGGATGCACTATATATAGGATGAAACACAAGATGTTGTGTCCCAGATGTCGGCCGCAAACACAACATATAGTGGTCCTATTAATAGACCCCGCCCCCCTTTTTTTGCAACGCGGTACCTGACTACCATATATACATAGTGATTTACACAGGATATTACCTATTTTCATGTACCCCCCCTATATATTGCATTTTGATAGCGTTTTTTGTAAGATATTATTAAAATTTTTGTAGAAAACAGCCAAGGGACCCT